ACAAATACCTTTAAAGGATTTAAATAGCGAAAACTATTTTTATCCTCTAACTACACATGATTAGATTATAGTTACATAGAGTAGATTATCAGCTTTCATGAATGAAAGTGATAATTTACTAAATTTAACTAATATTGGAACTATTTCATCTGCTGGTAAATTTAATTTAAATGGTGATTTGGAAATACCAAATAATCATTCTTTTATAGGAATCCTTGGTTCTAATCCTAGCACAAATTATACTAATGTTGGTGGATTAACTTGGTTTAATCTTAGTGGGACAGCTGGAGCAGTTGCTAATGTAAATGACACTCCAACTTCTGCATGGTGGTATATTATTAGAAATAGACATACTGATACTAGTAATAATTATTATACAGATTTAGCAATACCTTTTAATTCTCCTAGTATTTATTATAAACGAGTTACTGGTGATTATGGAAGTGAATCTATTCAAGGAAATAGATGGATAAAAGTTCTTGATGATGATAATTATTCTTCTACTTTAGATACTAGATATGTCACATTAAGTACAACTCAAACTATTAGTGGAGTTAAAACTTTTTCTAATGCAAATCCAATAATTTAGAATAATATTGGAAGAGCTACTTTAGAAATAAAAACAATAAATGATGAACCAATGGATTTTTGGTTATCTACAAATAATGGTCATAGATGGAGTATTACTGCTAGAGGCAGTGGAGAATCTTATAAATTGGCAATATGGAATGTTGCTGCTGCATAGTTTACTACAGAATTTTTTTAGACGAAAACTGTTTCAAATCGAACACTTTAGATAAAAGCAAATACTGGTTCTTATAGTGAAGGTATTCGTATTTATCCTTATAATTCTTGGTCAACATTTATGTTACTAGGAACAGATACTAGCGCAGATGATGGAACTTCAGCTAATTCTTGGGGTATTTTTAATAATAATGGAACTTTTAATATTGTAAGAAATGGTTCTTCAACTGGAACGGCCTATTTTAGATGTGTAAATAATAAATGGTATGCTAATACTACTAGTGGAAATGAACAATTAAATGTTGGAGGATGGGTTGGTACTGTTGGTAATGTAGGATGGTATAATATTACATATGGCGGCGGTTGGTATATGAGTGATGATACCTGGATTCGTACTTATGGAAAGAAAAGTATCTATCAAAATGCTGGAAAAATTCGTACTGATGGTGAAATGTGGTCTAAATATATTCGTATTGTAGATAATTGGATTGGCGTTTATGAAAATGTTGATAATACGACAAAAAGATTTGGATATATGCAGATTGATCGATCTAATAATGGATTATTTAGATTTGTAAAAGAAAATGGTGGAAATTTTTATTTTAATACTCTTGTAAGAATAGATGGAGATCTTCATGTTGGTAATAATTCTACTGGAGGAAGTATTGTTTGTGGTACTTATAAAGATACTGCTCATGGAGAACATCAAATTCAAGTAAATGGTGGAGCAGGAAGATGGTATTTATATAGTCAAGCTTCTGCTACTGGTGCACGTGGAATATATGGTCATAATAATGCAGGAACTGGTGTAACTGTTTTATATATGAATCAAGATAATTATCTTCGAACTGGAACTCGTATTTATGGAGCTGTCTGGAATGATTACGCTGAATTTAGAAAAGGATAGATGAATAATTTAAAACCTGGTCAAATAGTTACTGAAGTTGGTAATGGAAACATGAAATTAGCTAATCAAAGATTACAAAAAGGATGTAAAATTCTTTCAGATACTTATGGTTTTGCTCTTGGCGAAACCACAGAATATAAATTACCTATTGCAGTAAGTGGAAGAGTTTTAGTATATTGTGATACGCCTAATGAAGAATTAGAACCTGGAGATTGCTTATGTGCTAATTATACTGGTAATGCAATAAAAATGACACAAGAAGAAATTATTAAATATCCAGATAGAATTATTGGTACTGTTTCAGAATTTCCAGATTATGAAGTTTGGCATGCAGGAGATTAGACTGATCCAAATGGAATGAAAAAAGAAATAAAAGTAGATGAAAGAATTTGGGTATATGTGAGGTAATAAATATGGAATGGAGTATTTTAATTAATGAAATTTTCCAAGTTTGTTTAATTCCTTTACTTGGTGTTTTAACTACATTTTTAATTAAATATATTCATATAAAAAGTGAAGAGATTTAGTTAAAAAATAAAGAGAGAGAAGATTTAAGATATACAGATAAATTAAATAAATATATACAAATGTTGGAAGACACAATTACAAAAAGTGTTATTGCAACAAATCAAACATATGTAGAAGAGCTAAAAAAACAAGGACATTTTGATATAGAAGCACAATAGCTTGCTTTTTAGAAAGCTTTATTAATTGTTTAGAAAAATTTGAGTTCTGAAGCTAGACGTTATCTTACAGAGTTCTATGGTGATTTAAATGCATATATTGCTTCATCAATAGAAGCTGCTGTTAATGAAAATAAATAAAAAATTTTTAAATATTCTATTTGAAAATTTTTGGGGGAGAAGAAATAATTTTTATAACAAATAAAATTTTTAAAAAAATACAAAAAAAATAAGGGAAGAATCTTATAAAAATAGATTCTTCCCTTATTTTTTTATTCTTCTTCTTCAGATTCAAAATCAATACCTTTAACTGTTAAACTATCAATATATGGAATTACTTTATGTTTAAAAATAGAATTACCACCATTATTTAAATAAAACATTTTTAAACTTTCAAAAGATTCATATTCAGCTTGATCAATATAACCATATTTACGACATCTGTTATAAATATGATATAATGTATTACGCACTATAGCTAAATGATATTCAACTTGATTATTTGAACAATGAGCATACTATTCTTTTAATTCTTCTATTTGTTTTTTTAGATATTCAATTTCTTTATCTTCTTTTTGATTCATTTCTTTTAATGCTTCAAACTATTCTTCTGTATTTTCATGAAGATTTTTCTTATTATGATATTTATCTAATATATCAGTTTTTACCCAAATACAAAAATTATAACTTTCTCTTACAGCAAAGAAAAATAAAATTAGAAAGGTTAAAGCATTTAACCCCCCTAATTCAGCAGCAGTATTTAAAAAAGTAATCATCATGGTTTTCCTTTCCCCTTTAAAAAATATATAAAAAAATCTCTCTTTTCAAATATTATAAAAAGAGAGATCTTTTAATTATATTAATCTGACCAATCGTGATCTGCTATTTGTTTTTTTCCTAAAAGAATATGAGTTCCAATGCAAATAGCATCACATTCATCTTGAGTTGCTTTCATATTATAAGTATTAAGCACATATTTTTGAGCATTTCTTTTTTGATCTGGACGAGTTCGTCCTTTTATCCCAAGACCAGATTTCCAAGTGGAAGCTAAAATTTCCTAATGAGGTAATTTTAATTCTGTTATTAACTCATAAATAACACCAAATACTTCTGCTAAAACCTTAAATGTTTTTACATTATTACCAACATTATTTTGTAACTAAATATCTTCAAAAACAACTTCATTAATTTCATATTTTTCTATGAGTTCATTTACTTTTTTACGAATTTTATAAAGTCGATCTCCTAAATCATCATCCTCAAAAGTAAAATGACCATAGTATTTTAATTCTTTATCATAAAATACTGCATATCCACTAGTTTTAGATGACTAATCTAAGGCTAGCAATTTACGCATTATGTTGCAGATGCAAGTGCGGAGTCTGTAGAACCAAAACCGCCTTCTCTTAATTGATTAGCATGATCATCATAAACTTTATTATAGTTCATAATAATTCCCTAACCAATTGCATCACCTTTCTTGATCTTAATGGGAATTGGAGAAAGATTAATTACTTGAAAATATATATGTCCTTCATTATCAGGATTATTATAATAATCTGCGTCAATAATTCCAACTCCATTAGCAAGGATAATCCAGTATTTTAAAGGAGAAGAAGATCGAATTGAAAGTTGAAGAAAAGTGTCTGGGTCAAGATGACATTTAACTCCAGTAGGAATCAAAGTAGGCTTTGCTTGCGCGCGCTTCGTTAAAGCGGTGATTTGATCGAGTGTCATAGCCTCTTTAGCATCTGATACTGCATCAAAAATACTTTCACTTTCGTCAAGCAAAACACCAATCATTTCATTACAAAGATCTTCGTATGGGGGAATTATAATATCTTCAGCTGCAAAAAAATCGTATCCTGCTGAAGCCTGGGTCTTGCGAACTGGCAGAACGGCATCGCCGCAATTACTTACCTTTTGGAAATAAGCACTCATTATTCAGCTTCCTCCATAACCCAAAAATCAGAATATTTCTTTGTAATCTTTACTTGATATCCTTCGGCAATAATTTCGCCCTTTTTCTTTTTTTCTTTTCTTACAGATGAATAAGAATCAACAATATAATCAGATGCATTTTCTTTCATTTCTTCGATAAGAGCCTTAGCTTCTTCTTCTGTATCAACTCTATAAGTTTCAGTATTATTAAGTAAAATTCTCATAATTTTTAATTCACCTTTATCTCAATATTTGCATAATCAGCATTTTCATTTATTTCAACTACAATTCCTTCAATATACATTTCATTACCATATAAATGTACCTTATTAGTCTAATTACTATAGCATAAAGAAGGAATTGTTTTTCCTAACTCATCTGTTGGAATTGTAATAATTTTATCTCCAATTTTAAGATTTTGAGTTAGGGAAAACATATCCACAAAACAAATAATTTCATTATTCATGAAAAGTTATAACCCCTTCATCATAATTAAATAAATATAGGCAAGTCATTTCATCAATTTTTTGATCTTCATCAATATATCGAACCCAAATTTCAATAGCACTTTTATCTTCTACTGGATCAATGGCATATACATCGCCAATATTAATTAAAATATCTTTTAATGCACTAAAGAAATTTTCATAATCAAAACCAGCAGTTACTCTTCTAAATACAGTAAAATAACTAATATCTTTGCCATATAACATAAAATATTTTGGTTTTTTAGTTTGATTTAATTGATCTTGAAACCAATCATTAACAACTTTTTCTGTTCCATTCCAAGCGTTATCATCAAAAACTGGTAATTGACTTACAATAGATTTATTTAATTCATATAAATTCATTTTTAAACCATTAGATTCAATACTAGTTTTTAAAGGAACCCAACCCTTTTCTTCATCTACATAAACATAATTTTGCTGTTCATCTTTGACGATAGCTATTTCACCTTTTTGATGATTTGGTAAAGATTTTAAAATATTTATATTATCAACTTCAATTGGCTGCATATATTTTTTTATTCCACCCATCTAAATACTTCTATATATTTTACTCCATGAGCATAAGCTACTTTATGAGAGTCATAATAAACATCTATATGTCTTCCAGTAACTCCTCTATCTTCAACAACATATTGCTGACCATTCATCATAATTTTGGTCCCCAAAGGAAGAGAACCACAGGCTACTGTATGATTTGATATAGGATATCTCCCACTTGCCGTTGGGCCTCCAGACCACTTTCCGCAGCATTTTCTACAATTACAATATCCTGTTGTTTTATATTTTCCTAGAGACACCCAATGTCCATGCTCAATTTTTTGATCAGATAAATCTTCTGTCTTCATAAAGACATTTCCATTTTCTGCTACAATTTGACTCCAGCCATCACTTTCTCCGCCATAAACAACTTCAAAAGAAGTATTTTCAAAAGCTGTTCCTATAATTTCAGAACTTTCACTTGGAGCGATATAAATAGGATTACCATCTTTGTTTGAATATTTTGTTATAGTTTTTATATCACCCTCATTTGCAAAAGCATTAAAATTAAAAATTAATAGGAATAAAGCCATTAGTAAAATTAGAAATTTATTTTTCATTACATACCTCACATTTCTTTTTATTTATAATTTTATTATATCAAATAAAAGAATAAAAGTCAATTTTTTAAATTAATAATTTCTTGATTACTACTACCTCTCATTGGGAGAGTAATATCTCTTAAAGATTGAATAAAAGGTCCAGTAACCAATCCATTAACAGTTTCTAAAATATATTTAATTTTTGGATTAGATTCTTCTTCTAATATATCTTTATATTCATATCCAGTCCAAATCCAAATTTTTAAATCTGGTAATCTATGTTTCATTTCTGTAACAATCATAGTTGTTAAGAATAAATTTTCTTGACAGAGAGGTTCTCCTCCCATAATACAAAGAGTTCTATTAATTCCATTAGCAAGTAAATCTTCTTCTAATTTATTTAAAACCTCTGCATTAAATTCTTTTCCGCCTTCAAAATCCCAAGTTTCAGAGTTATGACAACCAGGGCATTTTATTGGACAACCCTAAACAAAAAATGTAGTACATACTCCAGGAGCTGCGGCGAAATCATTTGGTATAATTCCTGCGTATCGCATGTGGCTGCCTCCTTATTCCATATAACCTGTATGTTTTACACGATTATGTACTTCATCTTGCTTGCCATAATTAAAAGCGGTTGTATAATTACCAGTTAAATAACCAGTAACGCGTCTTAATTGTTGAATATGGTCGCTGCCGCAAACAGGACAGGTATTATTAAATTCACCAGTATATCCGCATTCAAGACAAGTGTCGCAAGGAACATTAATTGCAAAATATGGAATATCTTTATCCATAGCATAATTTACTAATGTTTCCATTGCATCTATATTTTTACCAACAGTAGATTCAAGTTCAACATATGTAATACATCCCGCACTTGAGTATCCAGTTAATTGAGATTCAATATCAATTTTATCAAAAGGACTAATTTGCTTCCAAACTGGAACATGCATTGAATTAGTAAAGAATTCTTTATCACTAATATTATGTATTACACCATACTTTTCTCTAAATTTTTTTAAAGCGGTATAGCAAAGGTTTTCGGCCGGAGTATAGTACACTCCAAAATTCAGTTTATACTCTTCTTTAAATTCAGCGCAGCGAGTCTTAAAAAGTTGTTCAATAAGTTTTGCAAGTTCCATTCCTTTTGGTTTAGTATGATCGCATCCAATAAGAATTTGAAGTGCTTCTGCAAGACCTAATTGTCCAATAACGATTGTTCCATGCTTTAAAGCACTACGAGGACCTTCTTCTGGAATATATCCTGCCATAGTATTATTTTCCCACATAAATTTTGCAGAAGCTGGATCTTGAGAGCAAATCCAATCAAATCTTTCAATTAGAGTATCTTTTGCATCATGAATAGCTTCATCAAGAATATTCATAAAAATATCAATTAAATCTGTATCATAATCATCAATAGCCTTTTCTTTAGCTTCCATAGCAAGAGTAGGAAGAATAATAGTTACTGGACAGATGTTGCCACGTCCATCTTTAAGCTGACCTAAACCGTTGATATCCCATCCATTGGCAGTTCTGCAACCCATCGTACTGAAGTAAGTTCTTGGGTCATTTCTATCGTATCCAGCGTTGCCACTCCAGTCAACATTGGCATAGTTGGGATATAATCTTTTAGCTGTGGATTTAAGAGCTAACCTAAATAAATCGTAATTGGGATCCCCTGGATCACGGTTGACTCCTTTCATACATTGAAAAATACCACAAGGGAAGATAGGTGTTTTATGAAGTTTTCCAACTCCTTTAATAGAGCCATCAAGTAAAGCTTTTATCACTATTCTTCCTTCTGGTAAAGTGCATGTTCCATAATTAATTGAAGTGAATGGAAGCTAATTTCCAGACCTTGATTGTAGTGTATTTAAATTATGATAAAGTCCTTCAACTGCCTACATAGTTTCTTTTTCAGTCATATCTAGTGCATATTGATATACTTTTAAACGAGATTTATATTCTATATCTTCAATACCAGCATCTTCTGGAATATGATCAAAATAATCTTTATTATCAAAATTTTCAATATATTTTAATCCATCAATATAATGCTTTCTAAAAGACTTACGAACATATGGGACCATAGTCCAATCCAAATGACTTGCAGAAACGCCTCCAAACTGTTGTAAACTTTGAAGTTGGAATAATACTGCAACCAATTGCATAGCTGTATTTATACTATTAGCTGGTCTAACATCAGTTTGACGAGTATTAAATCCATTAGCTAACAAGTCATCAAAAGGAATCGTTAAACAATTATGCATACCAACTGCATATGCATCTAAATCATGAATATAGATACGATTATTTAGATGATTATCTCTACTTTTTTTAGACATGCCAATATGATTTAATGCAATTTCTCTCATTAAAACATTATCAGCTTCCCCTTTTCTTCCTCCAAAAGAATGCTCATCAACATTAGCATTTTGATTTTGAACATTTTTTGCTTGAAGTTTTTCAGAGATAAGTTTCATCCAATCTATATTGCCTTCGCGTTCTTTATTACGTTTATCTCTGTAAAGAATATACGCTTTAGCGACATCTTTTCTTTTTGTCGCCATAAGTCCTTTTTCGACTAAATCTTGAATATCTTCAATTCCTAATTCTGTGGACTATTCTTCTGCATATCCAAGAACATACATTGCTATATTATATGCTTTATCCTATGCATATGGAGTAATTTCTTTATCTACATCTTTAAAAGCTGCTAATACAGCATTTTCAATTTTTTTCTCATCGAATGGGACTCTACGTCCATCTCTCTTCTTTACATAAATCATATAGATTTCCTCCTAATTATTATTATTTTAAGGATTTCTAATGTAGAAATCTATTATATATAAATTTCAAATTAAATACTTTATCTTTCTTGGTCCAATAGATTCTAAAGACGTAAACAAGCGCTATTTATAATCTCAATATTTTTATCTAGATCTTGTAGTGTGTTATTCTCAATTTCGTTATAATGAAATTGAAGTTCTGAAAAATCTAAATTATCTGCGGAAAAGCGTCTAATTATTTCTTTTACATCAGGATTTTCCTCACGATTAAGCTGGCGTAAAAGACGCTGTTTGTCTGCGGCCCGCACATAATAACACACAATAAAAATATTTTTATGCTCCATTAAAGCTTCTATTCCTGCTGGATTAAAAACTCCAATATTAACCTTATTTACATCTAATGAATCATAACTTGTTCCATAACACCAATCATTAAAAACTGTTGCTTCAAGCATTTCATTATTTAAAATTTTATTTGTAAATTCTTCATGTGTTAAAAAATGATAATTAACACCATCTTTTTCTTTTTCTCTTGGAGGACGAGTTGTACAAGATACAATTTCATGGAGATTAGGATTTTTTTTAAGAACTTTTTTCATAATAGTATCTTTGCCAGTTCCAGCTTCTCCAATAATTGCAAGAATTTTATAATTATTCATAGAATTTATTTAATTCCTCCGAGTCTTTATACTAATATGGTCGATATCCTGCTAAGTTCATTTTAGCCATATATCTTCCAAAAATATGTCTTTTAGGATAATATCTTTTTTTTAACATTTCCCATTCTTTTAATATAAAAGGAATATTAAAAAATTCACAATATAATTTTATATTATTATTATCAGATTCGTTTAATAATTTAGTTTCATAACAACATTCTTTACAAATATTATATCTATGATATTTTATTTTATGCCAATCTGTAAATGGTTCTTTTATTTTCCAAAATTCAGTTTGCGGAAGTTCCCTCCCGCAAACTGAACATATCTATTTATCATTCGTCATCTTCTGCTTCTCCTTGGTATCTTTCATTTCTAATTTTTAAACTACCATCTGGAAGAATTTCATCTATCTTATAGAGTTGATGCATCTCAGAGTTTGCGTACTTTTTTGTTACAAAATTATCATCTGAACGAATACCTTGAACAATAATCATACTTCCACGATTAAACCAAGATTTTTCTTTTACTGTCTTAGTTCCATCTGGATTTTTTTCAGAAATCTGTTTGTCAAAGAGATTAAAATATTCTTTTCTGAACTTAACTGTAACTACTCCAGTTGTAGTTAAAAGACTTACTGTGCTCTTGACTTTGTTCTTTGCAATACAAGTTCCGCAAATTAAATTAAGTTTAAATATTTTTATTTCTTTACCATTTTTCTTATATATTTTATCAATTACTGGAGTCTCTGGGAGATCCATAAAATTAACAAAGCCATATCTTGAACTATCCACATGAGCGAGTTCATGTTCGTGGTAATAAAAGCATAAAGCTTCCATCTCCCAAGCAGAGATTGTTCCTTTAGCATATTTACTCCAATCATCATAAAAAATCTTTGAATTTAATGTATTTAATATTTCATCTTTATTTTCAGCAATCCATGCTCTAAATACATCCATCCATTTTTGATAAACTTTTTTATCCCAATTCTTTGCTGAAATATACCATTCATTATTTTTATTCTCTAATAAATTATCTGCTTCAATTTCGTGAATAAAATTTAATGCTCTATTATCTAATATATATCCTTCACCATTTTTACAAATAGCTTTTAAATATCTATTAAATTCATAGATTCTTCTTGCCATTACTTCTTCTTCATTTTTTTCTGGAAGTAAACCATATTTAATTAATCCTCCCATATTTTGAAGAGTAATACGCTTCTTTTTATCACATGTTTCCCAAATAAACCAAGCCATCGCCATTTTTCTTTCCATCATATCATCAAAAGCTCCACCTTTGATTAATGAAATCATAGCCTGTTTATTTGGATGTACTTTATTATAATAATCTTTAATAGAAACATATGGACGATTTTTAATTGTTGCATCAATTACATCATCACCAACATTTAGCATCGCTTTCATTCCATATAAAATTCTATTATTTTTTGCATCAGGCTCAAAACCATAACCTGATTGATTAATATTTACAAGACTTAAATTAATACCAGCATTAATTATATCTCCCATCGCTTTCGCAATTTTTGAATAATCTGTTTGACCACCATTATCTGGATCTGTTGCTCCACTATTAACAATCAAACAAGCTGTATTCCAATAAATTGGATTCCAATTTGTTGCTATATATAAAGTCTGTACCCCAATAAATGAATAAGCTAGTGCATGAATTACACTAAAAGAATAACCCATCTGCGGACCTGCTCCATATTTCCATATATACTGGCCCAATTTCTCAGATTTTGCACTCTTCAGAACTTTTTCTCTAAGTTCTGGAATCTTATTCATCTGTTTCTTTCCGACAACTTTTCTGGCCGCATTCGCTTCTCCTAAGCTAAAGCCGCAAATGTTTTCATCCATTAACATTCTCATTAGCTGCTCTTGGCTCGGAGGTACTCCATATGAAGATTTAAAATAAGGTTCAATAGCTTTTTGTTCTTCTTTTGTAAGACCAAAATCATCCATTTCTTTATACCATAGATTTATATTATTTTTAAATCTATAATATTTATTCATTGGTCTCTCTTCGCCATCTTCACCACTTAATCTCATAAGACCATTTGCATCTGCCATTTCAAGAACATTCTGAGGTTTTAACATTTTCGCAACCTGAGAACCAACCGCAGAATCAAACTGAAATGTATTTAATACAGATACATTTCCTAATGCATCCCAAATTTTTTTATCCTTTAACGGAAGAACATTTGGATGAAAATATTTATCATACACTTCTCTTAAAGATAAATCAGCTTCAATCTGACCATCTTTTTGAAGAAGTTGAATTGCTTGAACTAATTTATCCTGGACTTCAGTTACAAGAAAATCATATTTTGTAAGTCCTAAATACTCATCATCATGAAGATCAAACTGAGTTGTAATTTCTCCTTTTGGAGTTTTCATAAATGCACAATGTTCAAATGGATCTCCATCAAACAAAATAACTCCAGATGCATGACTACCTCTATGGTTAATTAATCCTTCAATAGATACAATAATATCTAATAAACCTGGATAATTATTTACTTCTCTAATAAAAGATTGAACTGGATTCCGTCCTTTTTCTGGATTTCCATAAACCACATCATGAATACTCCATAAAAATCCTCTTTCTTGTGGAATCATTGAAGACATAAACTGTGCTTCATCAACATCAATTCCATCTGGATAATCTTCACTTCTATATCCACGACAAGCTGTTAAAATTGCACTTTTCGTACCTTCTGTACCAAAAGTTGCAACTAATGTACATCCAAGATTTTCTTTTGCCCATTCAGCAACATCTTCATTAAAATATGTTTTTCTTTCTTCTTTAATTTTATTTAAAATTAATGGAC